CAACCCATAGGAGTTATGTAACATGGAAGTACAACTATTAGACATCATGGGGTCAGACCTAACTGTTGTCAATGCTGCTAGAGTGTCATTCGCTGCTGAGTCAGAGGAGTTTGGTAGTAGAGACAAGAAACTGATTAGATATCTGGCTAACCATAATCATTGGACACCTTTTGCACACGTTCAGGTTCAGTTTAGGATCAAAGCACCTGTGTTTGTCGCTAGGCAACTGGTGAAGCATCAAGTGGGTTTAGTTTGGAATGAGATTAGCCGAAGGTACGTAGACTTTTTACCTACTTTTCACCAACCGGAAGCATGGCGTAAACGTGCGGACAACAAGAAACAAGGGTCATCGGATGAGTCCTTTACAGGCCCCGACGGTGAAAGATTTGATATGAGATACAAAGACTTGATGGATAAAGCTGAAGCTGTTTATGACAACATGATAGCCAGCGGTGTAGCCCCAGAGCAAGCCCGTATGGTCTTACCTCAATCAATGATGACTGAGTGGTACTGGACGGGATCTTTGGCAGCCTTTGCCCGTGTTGTCCAGCAAAGGATATCCAGCGATGCTCAGTACGAGTGCCAAATAATTGCACAAAAGATAGACCAAGCGCTTGCAATAGCAGACGAAGTAAGTTATTCTTGGGCATGTCTAACTGAAAGGGAATAATCATGAACAAAGAAGATATGGACTTGACAAGCCCTGTGGAGGGTTACATGTCACTGGAACACCAAAAGAAGATGGCCTCTGAGTTAGCCTACGATGAGCTACACAGCCTGAGGTTTAACGAGCTTCACGCTATGCTGAGGGACTTTTTGATGCAAAAGTACCGCTCAATGCCACCTTTAGAACTAACGGACATGTATGAGAAGAGATTCTGGTACATGGTAGGAGAATAATCATGAGCAGATGCAGAGCCTGTAACAATGCTATGACGGATACTGAAATGAAACGTAAAGATCCTCACAGCGGAGACTATACAGACTTGTGCAGTGCGTGTTTGGTGGTGTCCGTTGAAGCCTTGCTTGAACTGGACGGGTTGGTAACGGACATTGACACAATTCAATTATTAGACGAAAGGGAGGTTGACTATATAGACGAAGCTGATATACTGCGGTACGTCCAAACTAAGGACAATAACTTTGAAGATAACTACTAATGGAGTAATTGGTATATGAACCAGAAACATATTGCTGAAGGTACAGTGGCCTTTCAATCACTAAGAAAGCATGACGAGTGGCAGGGACAGTCCACTGGTAAATTTACGCTCACCCTGAGCCTACCGGAAGACGTAGCGGAAGCTCTACAGTCCGAAGGTGTAAAACTGAAGGACTACGAAGGGACTGCTCAGCGTAAGTTTAGCAGCCAGTACACAGTCCCCATCTTGAATGAGGACGGTACACCCTTTGACGGTGACGTAACCAGAGGCTCGCATGTACGTATCCTGTACAGCTATGGTAAACCCCATCCCGTTCACGGTACGTCTACGTATCTTGACAGGGTAAAGGTCTTAGATCTTGCGGAGACAACTCTTAGCGAATCACCGGAAGACTTCTAAGGAGAACATAACTCATGTCTGAGAACAAGTTTACAAGGCATGAGGAATGTCCGAAGTGCGGTAGTAAGGACAATTTAGGAAGATATTCAGACGGTCATGCTTATTGCTTTACCGCTGAATGTGACTACTTTGAACCTGCTACCGACACTCCGGTAACTGCATCCTCATTTACAAATGGAACCTATCAAAAGGTAATGGTAACGGAAATGACTGGAGTAATTGAAGCAATACCCGACAGGCGCTTGTCCAAAGAGACATGCAGCAAGTTTGGTGTGCGTATAGAGTTTGACCAGAAAGGTAACATTGCAAAACACCACTACCCCTTCAAAGATGCGGACACAGGCGAGACTGTCTGTACCAAAGTGCGTATTGTGAAGGACAAACAATTCATGATTAACGGCTCCTACGGCAACAATCTGGGCCTGTTTGGTCAGGACACCTGTAGAGGTAGAGGTAAGTTTATTACCATTACCGAAGGTGAGCTGGACTGCCTAGCGGTATCTGAAATGTTTGACAGGAAGTGGGACGTAGTGTCTTTACGAACTGGTGCGGCATCAGCAGCCAAAGAGATCAAAGAGCAGCTAGAGTGGCTTGAAGGCTACGACAATGTGGTACTGTGCTTTGACAACGATAAGGCTGGTCAGATAGCCGTAGACAGCGTTAAGGATCTGTTTAGCCCCAACAAGCTGAAGGTCTGTAAGCTACCCCTGAAGGATGCCAGTGATATGCTTATGGCAAACAAGATCAGGGACTTTACAGCGGCATGGTGGGACGCTAAGACACACAGACCTGACGGTATCGTAGCGGGTGTAGACACATGGGATCATCTCATTAATGCTCGCAAGGTTAAATCTATACCGTATCCATGGGCAGGTCTAAATGACTTGACCAAAGGAGTCAGACCCTTTGAGCTAGTGACGATAACCTCAGGCAGTGGCATGGGCAAGTCTCAACTCGTAAAAGAGATTGAATACTTCCTGTTCAACTGCACAGAGGACAACATCGGTATACTGGCTTTGGAGGAATCTCTGTCCCGCACTACTTTGGGTTTAATGTCAATGGCAGCTAACAAGCCATTACATTTAGATGAGGACGCAGACACCGCCAGTTTCAAACCTTATTGGGAAAGCACGTTAGGATCTAATAGATTCTACTTGCTTGACCATTGGGGTTCAACTGGTGAGGAGACGTTAATGTCTCAGATAAGGTACTTGGCAAAGGCTATGGACTGCAAGTGGATCATCCTTGACCACCTGTCAATCGTAGTCTCAAGTCAGGAGAACGGTGACGAGCGTAAGAACATAGACGCAATTATGACCAAACTCAGGACTCTGGTTCAGGAGTTGGGCGTAGGTCTATTCTTAGTCAGTCACCTCAAACGTAGCGGTGGACAGGCCCATGAGGACGGAGGAAAGATATCTTTATCTGAACTCAGAGGGTCACAGTCCATCGCTCAATTATCTGACATTGTGTTGGGACTGGAGAGGGATCAACAGAACGACGATGAAGACGTTCGCAACACTACGACACTTCGCGTACTGAAGAACCGCTATACGGGCTTGACAGGCCCAGCGTGTTACTTGAAGTACGACAAAGTGACTGCACGTATGTTGGAGACACAAAAACCAGCGGAGGTTATAGGTGATTTCTAGTTATGACGACATTATAGAACGGGTTGTGACAACACCCATCATGACCACAGCGCATGAGAAGTCTATGGATATGGGTGTTTTGAAGACATCTTTTGGTAAAGGTACAGGAAATCTGGCAGGGTTTACAGGTGAAGGTTTAGTACATGAATACTTGCAGGAGCAGGGCTTGATGTGCGGCTGGACTAACACCTTTGACTATGATATGGTTCTTGAAGGTGATGTGACAATTGATGTAAAAACTAAGCGAACAGGTTTTACCCCAAAGCTAGACTACGAGTGTTCCATCACTGCTGCCAGTAAAAAACAAGCTTGCGATGTTTATGTATTTACTCGCGTCAAGAACGACATGAGCAAAGGTTGGATATTAGGTTTCTTACCTAAGCAAGAATATATGGACAAAGCGACTTTTATGGAGAAGGGTACAATTGACTCTTCTAATGGATGGAAGGTACAGGCAGACTGCTACAATGTACCGATAAACGAACTGAGGCCAATAAGTGAACTTATCAAAAAGCAAAACTCTGATACTTGACATTGAGACTGATGGGCTAAAACCCACTACTGTTTGGTGCTGCGCTACTAATCTGTTTGGTACTGTGTACGATGCTGAGACATTCAAAACACAGTTAGCTGAACATGCTGTAGAGAACATCGTAGCTCACAACGGCATTGGGTTTGACTATCCAGTTATGTCTAAGCTGTGGGGAGTTGACTGGTCAAGCTACAAGCTGTACGACACCTTAGTCCTGTCAAGACTGGCAGACCCATCCAGAGAAGCCGGTCACAGTCTACGCCAATGGGGTGAGCGTTTGGGCTTCCCCAAAGGTGAGCATGAGGACTGGTCAAA